ATATAAATTCTAATTTTGTTGGGAAAACAAATAAAAAGAATTTAGTTTTTGAAACTAAAAAAGGACAAATTAAAATTACACCGACAGGAGAAATTATATGAGTCATTTAATTTATGTTAATGGACTGGGTCCTAACTATAAAGGAGATAACTTATATGAATTCATTTTTTCGGATAGTTTGGAGGTTTGGGGAGATTCTTGGGATAGTAGACCATCCAACGGATACCCATCACCACCTGAATTACAATATATTAAAAGAGTAGGAGTTTTGAGAGATACCGATGTGAAATTGGAATTGATTCAGAACTCCGATTTTTTTTCTATGATAGACTCAATAGATGACATTGTCGCATTAGCATGGGAAACAGAGGAGATTGAATCTCAAAAACGACTGGTGTTTAGATTTGGAATGTCAGAAGAAGAAATAAATAATAAACTCCAAGAACGAGATTTGTTATTGGACTTTGAAAAAAAATAACTATGAAAATCAACAAAAAAGCACTTAAATTAATTGATAAGGGACTATCATCTAAAACTGTTAGTAAATTAACTGAATCACAAATCGATACTTTATATTCAAGAATGATAAGTGAACAAACAATGGTTTCAAAAACGGATACGGAAACAATCAATAAATTAAAAACGGAAAAAAAACCATTCCAAGTTTATGAAAAAGAACTTGAAGAGGATGATGATTTTGATTTAGATGCTGACCAAGACTATACAGGTCAACAAGGTTCTCATGATGAATATCAAGCTGCGGATGATGGTATGGATGATGATACATCACCTGAAAATCATGATAGTAAAATGATTGGGATGTCTGAGGAAAAGAATAATCAACCAAATCCATGGGCTATATGTCACGCTCAAGTAGGACCAAAAAAATCAAGAAAATGGGAGAGATGTGTAATGGCGGTAAAAAAACAATTGAAAGAAGGAAAAAATCCATTATCTTTGTTCCTTGAAACTCAAATAGAAAGAATTGTGGAAAAACATATACCCCCAAGAATTACAAAAAGTGATTTATTAAAAATTGTTAAAGAATCGACTAAAGGTAGTGAACCATCAAAACCTGGTGTAGCGCCTACTTATCCAAAACCTGGTCCTACAAAAAAGCGTGAAACTAAAGAACAGGCAACCGCTCCGGCACCAGCAAAACCGGCAACAAAACCAACAACAAGACCAAGTACTACTCCAAAGGAAAAACCATTTAGTCCGGGAAAAAATCCTGCACCAGCGGTTAAACCAGCTCCAAAGGCAGGTAAAATTAGTCCTGATACGGCAAAAGAAAAGGTAATTGATATAATAATGAACATCTTAGAAAAATAATATATGAAAAAGAAATTCAAAGAACAATTTGATTATGGGGATAGACCTGAAAGAATGGACCCAAACTTGGAACGAAAATTAGGTAGTCCTGAAAACCTTTATGCAAAAAACCCAGCATTGAAAGGTGGGGTTGAAGATGTTCAAAAATTGGTGAGTAAAAGATTTCAAAAAGTTGCTCAAAAATTAAGTCAAGTTACTGGTATTGAAGACCTTAGTTCAAAACAAGTCCAACAAATGATTTACTCAGAAATGATGAGAAAACTTCCTAATATTATGAGTATTGAAGGTAGACATAGAGATGAGTTGATTCAATTGGCGATTGATGCTTCTTTAGATGAAACTGAAACGCCAGAAGGATGGTATCAAATTGAGGCTAATTTAGGAATGCCAAATGCATCTAATTTTAGATTTAATCCTGAAGATGAGGAAGATGATGAGGAAGAAGAGGATGAACAACCTGGTATACCTTCATTTGATATTGAAGACTTAACCGATGAAGAAATTTTAGAGTTAGAAAAACACAAAAGAAATATAATTAATGCTATTATTCAGGGAGCGGCAAAAAAAGGACACTACATTTTCCAAAAACCGGAAATTAAGTCAAGATTAGACGCGATTGACCCATCTTTATATCAAGATTATTTGGGTATAATGGCAATTAATGATTTCATGTATTTCAGTATGGAACAAATGATTGAAATGATGAGTCAAACAGGTCAAGGTGTTGCAGGTAAAGTTGAATTAGGTGATGCTGATGAGGATGAAGATGGTGAAGGAGGTGAAGACCAACCTGATACTAAAATTATGGCAACCGGACTTATATTTCCAATACTTTGTCATGAAATTATAAAAGGTTTAGAAGAAGCCAAAGGACGACACGGATACCCTAAAGACCAAAAATTAGCTAATAAAGTTTTAAGTCAAACAGATACTTTAAGTAATGAACCAATGCAATTAAGAATTGGTCCTGAAATAGTGGAGAGAATTAGATTTGCGTTACCGAATGAAATATTTGACCCAAGTAATAAAGGGTTGATAAATTGGTTTCATATCTTATTATATCAAATAGAAGCTCAGGAATTTTTAGATGTAATTGGTAATGCAATTTCTGACGATAAATCAAAAGTCAAACTAGCGACAAACAGATTTAAAGAAATCGTTAAAGAAGCAATGGTTATGAAACAAGAGTTTGAAGATTATAAGGAAGAACAAGGTGTTGGTTCAGATAGTGATGGTAATGATGACGATGATGATGACATGTTAGATGACTTTTTAAGTGACTTAGGGATACCTAGAGCACCAAGAAATTAATGTGTGAATAGAGAACAATTAATAATTGAAGTTACGAAGTGTATGAGGAATACTCCTTACGCACTTCGAACTTATTTACAAACTTACGATAATACCGTATCAAAATATGTCCCATTGGACTTATTTCCCGACCAAGTTAGTTTAATTGAAGATTACGATAGGTATAACGAGAATATTGCGTTAAAGTATCGTCAAGCCGGTGTGTCTACGGTTACCGCAGCTTGGATATCAAAAAGATTAGTTTTTGCAAAGAAAAACAAACCTGAAAAAATCCTAATTATTGCAAACAAATTAGATACGTCTGTTGAGATGGCTAATAAGGTGAGAGGTTTTACCGAACAATGGCCGGCATGGGTCGGAGTTACATTCTCGAAAGAAAAAAATTCGCAAAGACACTTTAAGTTAAGTAATGATTGTGAAGTAAAATCGGTTGCAACCTCAAAGGATGCCTTGAGAGGTTATACCCCAACCATTCTTGTATTTGACGAGGCGGCGTTTATCGAAGCGGATTCAGATTTCTGGTCTGCGTGTATGGCGTCCTTATCTACCGGAGGTAAAGTTATTGTGGTGTCCACTCCAAACGGATATGACCCGATTTATTATGAGATTTACGACCAATCATTAAGAAACATGAATGATTTCAAAATATCTGAGATGTTTTGGTATCGTGACCCAAGATATACAAAAGATTTGTATATGGTTAAAACTAATGATTTGGTTCACTTCTTGTTGAATAGAGAAGAATATTCTGATAAAGATACTATTGATTTATCAATGGAAAATCCGTATGATAGAGACCATTCGGTTGTTACCGATTACATATCACAAGGATATAAACCATGTTCATCATGGTTTGAAGGAATGGTTAAAAAGTTAAAATTTGACCGAAGAAAAGTTGCTCAAGAGTTGGAGTGTAATTTCTTAGGGTCAGGTGATAATGTATTTGAATCTGACTTAATGCAAGGTATCGCTAAAAATATGTTGCGTGACGCTCAAGCAAAGTTAATGGGTGGGTCACTATGGATATTTAAAGAACCTGTGAATGGTCACAAATATGTTATGGGTGTGGATGTATCTCGAGGGGATTCTGAAGACTTCTCGTGTATCCAAATCATTGATTTTGATGAAAGAGAACAGGTGTTAGAGTATGTTGCCAAAGTTCCACCTGATATTTTGGCGGAAATTGCCTACAAATGGGGAACGATGTATAATGCTTATTGTGTAATAGATATTACGGGAGGTATGGGTATATCAACCGCGAGAAAAATGCAAGAATTAAACTATCAAGGTGGTTTATATGTTGATAATGTTGATACAAGTAATAAGTGGAAATGGGACCCAAAAATAAATGATAAAATACCGGGTATTAATTTCAACTCCAAAAGAGTTCAAATTATTGCTGCTTTTGAAGAGGCCGTTAGACATGGGTTTAAAACCTATTCTAATAGGTTGTATAATGAGATGAATACCTTTGTTTATATCAATGGTAGACCTGACCATCAAAAGGGTCACCATGACGATTGTATTATGGGTATTTCCATGGCGTTATATGTTGCGGAAAAATCATTCCAATCTTTAGAGAAAGTAACTAATCATACTAAGGCGATGATTAACTCATGGGCAACCACGGTTAATGAAAATAAAAACTCTTCAGACTTCTTTAATCCTATGGTTCCACAAATGGGTAGAGGTAATGGTATGAATAATCAAGGTGAAGCCACCAAGGCTGATTACCAAAAATATGGGTGGTTATTTGGTTCGCATTAACTATTTATATTATCAAGGTAATTAGTAAATTTAAACTATGAGTGATAATAATTTAACGGTATGGCAGAGGTTGTCCAAAACATTTGGACCAAACTCTTTATTAAAACAAGATTATCCAACTTTTAAGTTTGATAAGAAAGAACTTTTGCGTACTCCAAATCGTGATGATTACGAAAGAGAAAAACTTCAAGCACAACAAACATTTTATTTAACAAATCAATGGGCTAAAGTTGAAAACAATTTATACTCTCAAGCGATTTATTATGAACCATCAAGATTATCCGCTCAGTATGATTATGAATCAATGGAGTATACTCCTGAGATTTCAGCAGCATTAGACATTTATTCTGAAGAATCTACAACAACAAACGAAGATGGTTTTATTCTTCAAATTTACTCAGAATCAAAACGTATTAAATCAGTATTAGCTGATTTATTTAATAACAACTTAGATATTAACACCAACTTACCAATGTGGACAAGAAACACTTGTAAGTATGGTGATAACTTTGTTTACCTTAAATTAGACCCTGAAAAAGGTATTGTTGGTTGTCAACAATTACCGACAATTGAAATTGAACGTCATGAGGTTGGAGTTAGTGCAAAAATTACTGTTGATATTACACAAGAAAAAGAAGAAAATAAAAAAGCTCTTCATTTTACTTGGAAAAATAGAAACATGGAATTCCAATCATGGGAGATTGCTCACTTTAGATTATTAGGTGATGATAGAAAACTTCCTTATGGTACATCTATGTTAGAAAAAGCAAGACGTATTTGGAAACAATTATTATTATCAGAAGATGCGATGTTAATCTATCGTACATCAAGAGCCCCTGAAAGAAGAATGTTCAAAGTATTTGTGGGTAATATGAATGACGATGACGTTGAAGCATACGTAAACCGTGTTGCCAACAAGTTCAAA